AAAACGAAACCGAAGAAAGAGATGTTGAAGAAAACGAAGCGGAAGAGGAAATCGTATTAGACGAATCTGCGCTTAAAGCTTTGATTAATCTTGTTGGCGGTGAAGAAATACTTTCTGAATTTGATCTTTCATCTTCTTCAAAAGTGGTTCAAGAATCTGTTGAGAAGACTTTAGGCAGTCTTTCAAGTTCTAACAGAAGAAAATTGCAACAAATTGCAAACAAATTTAACAAAAAAGCAGATATTTTAGAATCGCGCAATATAAATAATAACATTGATTTAAATCAGGAGCATACAGACATGTCAAACCGCGAAAAATTTTATGAAGTTGATCTTCAAGCACTTAGAGAATCCATCGAAACAGAACTCGAAGAAATGGATCATGAGGATGAGGGTATAGAAGAAGAAGATGAAACACCTTTGGACGAAATGGACATGGATGAATTGATGAATGAAATTCGCCTTGTTTTGGACTTAGGTGACGATATCGAAGCTGATGATCTCCCTGAAATGCTTAGAGGCATGGCAGAAGATGATGAAGAAGGCGACGACGAAGTCGATCTTGAAGACGAAGACCTAGAAGGTGAAGACCTTGAAGGTGAAGAAGCTGAAGGCGACGAAGATATGGAAGCAGAACTTGCTGATATGTTCGGTGGCGAAGAAGCTGAAGAAGAAGCGATGAATGAAACTTTTGAAATCGATCCTCGCATGCTTCGACAAGAACTGGCTAGAGTTAGAAAACATCTCCGCGAAGGAAAAATGGATCATCACTTCGGTGGTAAAGGTGGATCCAAGACTGGTGTCGATGGTGCTTTCGGTGGTAAAGGCAGTAAGAATTCAGGTGTTAAGAAAGCATTCGGCGGCGGCGCTGAAGGTCAAGATCCTTTCGTTAACCCACCTCAAATTAACAAATTAAACGAAGCAATTCGAAATCTGAGACGTAAGAATCGATCTCAGTCTGAGAAACTGAATAAATACAGAGGAGCTATAAGTACTCTTCGTGAACAGTTGGAAGATCTCAATTTATTTAATGCTAAATTACTTTATGTAAATAAGCTTCTACAAAACAAGTCACTTAATGAGTCTCAGAAAAAATCTGTGATCAAGGCTTTAGACGAAGCGAATTCTCTTAGTGAGACAAAAGCATTATATACGTCATTAACAGAGTCTTTATCTTCAAAGGGTAAAGCAACTATTAATGAATCGGTGAGATATGGTAGTTCATCCCGCACTACTACGTCAGCAAGCTCAAGAAACTTACAAGAATCTAGTGATCTTGGTCGCTGGCAACAACTTGCGGGACTTTCAAAAAAATAACTAATTTCAATTGTTTATAGGAGATATATAACATGTCTAGAGAATTTACATTAGGTCAATTAACCGAGGGAATCCGCGATAGAAACGTGGGTCAAGAAGGTAGTAGACTTTTAAATAAGTGGACACGTACAGGATTGTTACGTGGACTTAACGAACAAAAACGTGAGACTATGGCTCGCTTGCTAGAAAATCAAGCTGCTCAAGTTCTTCGCGAATCTAACACAATGGGTAACGGCTCCGGTGGTTCTGGAAACATTGATGGCTTTTCAAATATCGCATTCCCAATCGTACGTCGCGTATTTGGTGGTTTGGTCGCTAATGAATTGGTGTCAATTCAACCAATGAGCTTACCTTCCGGTCTACTCTTCTATCTTGATTATTCTTATGGTAGTAATCTTCATAATGAAGACGCAGGCGCGGGTAATGCTGCCGAAACAGGAACAGCGAATATTTACGGTCAAGGGGCTTCATTATATGGATCACCTAGCGGATCAACTATTCGAACAGGAGCAGATGCTGTTGGCGGTATGTATGACTTAGCTGGTTCAGGTTACTCTAAAGTTGTAAGTGCCTCTGCAGTTCTTGCAGACAATGCAACAACTACGGATTCTATAAGCAACTATGCTAGTGGTTGGGGTGCATACACTGCAGCCGGAGTTTGGACAGCAGGTAATTCACTTGTAGAAACTAACAATAAAAATCTGAAACTTATTGGATACGATCCACAGCTTGTTAAAGAAATATCTGAAAACTCCACATCGTTTTCTGTTGGTTTTTTCACTATAGGCTCTTTAATAACAAATGTTGATAAAACTCAGGCCAAAAGTATTGGTATGGTTCGTGATGCTGGTGGTTCAGGCGCGATTGATACCAATCTTATTACTTGGGATGGTACTAATGATTCAGACGGCGTTGCTTATCAAGCTGGTACAAACGTATACAATCTTAGACGTCTTAATGAAATCGGTACTTGGGATGGTTCCAATTTCACTCCTGACGTTACAGGTACTCACATTAAAGCAATATTTAGAGGAACACCGGCAGACGCTACCGGTAGAACTGCAGCAGTACTATTGACCGCTGTAACTACAGTGCTTGATCAAGTAACATCAGCTGGTGGTACCGGTGGTGCTTTAACTATTCCTAGTTTTGAATCAAATTTCTCAGGCCATGATACAACACCTATCATTCCAGAAATTGATATTAAGATCGAGAGTATTGCGGTAACAGCTCAGACACGTAAGTTAAGAGCTCGTTGGTCCCCAGAACTCGCGCAAGATCTTAATGCATATCACTCTTTGGACGCTGAAGTTGAATTGACTCAGATTCTTTCGGAGCAAATTGCATTAGAAATCGATCGTGAGATTCTTAACGACCTTCTTGTTGAAGCAAAAGGTGCAAATTTCTTTTGGTCACGTAAGCCAGGTCACTTTCTTAATAAGCGAACAGGTGCTGCTCAAACATTATCTTCTACACTTTCAATTGGACCGGCATTTACTGGTACAGTTCGTGAGTGGTATGAGACTCTTGTTGAGACAATTATCGACGTTGCTAACGAAATTCATCGTAAGACACTTCGTGGCGCTGCTAACTTTATCGTAGTTTCACCTGAAGTTGCTACAATCTTTGAAGCTTCTATTCTTTACAAGCCTTCTATTAAGATTGATGGTCAAGGTCAAGTTGCTGCGCCATTCAGTCTTGGTGCTGAAGCTATTGGATCACTTACTAACAGATTTACTGTTTATAAAGATCCTTACTTCCCACGTAACAAGGTACTTGTTGGATATAAAGGTGGCTCATATCTAGAATCAGGGTACGTTTACGCACCTTACGTTCCTTTGATCGTTACGCCTACCATCTTCGCTCCAGAGGATTTCACCCCAAGAAAAGGTGTTATGACTCGTTACGGTAAGAAAATGGTTCGTGCTGACTTCTACGGAACAGTAACATGTTTAGACATGGATATCATCTAGTAATAAGATAATACAGTTAAGTTTAAAACGAAAGGCGTCCCTTGTGGGCGCCTTTTTTGTTTTTTGATGAACATTTTCTTTTTTTTGTGTATACTGTAATGTTATATTTAATAGGAGATAACATGCCTCGAAAAAAGAAAAAGGAAGAAATTGTTGAAGAGCCGGCTGTAGAAACAGAGGCAGAACAATATGAAGTAGTTCAACAGCAAAGTGAATTATCACCAGTTGCATTAAGATTGCAATTGTTGGGCTTATCAAAAGAAATTTTAGAGCATCAATCACATTTAACTTGGGAAACACATACTAAGTTTATTGATGTACAAATCGATGACGTCATATCAGGCGCAAAAGAACTATTTGATTTTGTTGTAGGCGTATCAGATGAATAATTTTGTATGATATGTAATTATTTAAATGTATCAGGGTGCTTAAAAAGGCATCCTTTTTTTTGTTAGTATATAATTATATAATAAACGGAGGAATCATATGATTTACATTCTACTAGGTTTAATGGTACAGGTTTTGCATGCTGACAATCCTTTGTCAGGTAATGAAGAAGCAAATGAAACAATTGTTGTTGAGGCTCGAAGAAATATGGTAATCTATGTAGAAGAACCAGCTATAGATAATTCAAGCGAAAACATTAGCTCAAGCTTCGATAGAGCTTCTATCACAGGTTACATAAACTCACATGCAATGTTAGGAACAGTAAAAAATAAGTTTGGAACATATGAACCCGTAGCTATGCATACAGAAAGAATAGAAGTTTATAGCTCAGAAACTATTAAATATGCGTATGATGAGTGCAATTATAAACGTGACGCACTA